CTTCTGTTCCAGCCAGGAAGAGTAGTTTCCTTTCCATGGAATACCTTCACCACGATCTAGTTCGAGAATCCAGCCGGCAACGTGGTCAAGGAAGTAACGGTCGTGGGTTACGGCAATAACAGTCCCTTCATATTGTTGAAGATGTTGTTCCAACCAATCGATAGATTCTGCATCCAAATGGTTGGTAGGCTCGTCCAGCAACAACACATCCGGTTTCTGCAACAGCAAACGACAAAGAGCTACCCGTCGACGTTCACCTCCGGAAAGATTTGCCACAGACTGATTTTCAGGCGGACAACGAAGTGCGTCCATTGCACGTTCCAGTTTACTATCCAGATTCCATGCATCTGTTGCATCAATAATATCTTGCAATTCGCCTTGACGAGTAAAAAGAGCATCCATTTTATCCTGGTCTTCGTAATACTCCGGCAAACCGAATTTTTGATTGATTTCTTCGTATTCTGTCAGTGCGTCAACAATGGGTTGCACACCTTCCATTACTACTTCTTTTACTGTCTTCGTGTTGTCAAGATAGGGTTCCTGCGCCAAATAACCTACGGAATACCCCGGAGAGAAGACCACTTCTCCCTGATAGGATTTCTCTAAACCTGCGATAATCTTCATTAACGTTGACTTACCGGAACCATTCAGACCAATAATACCGATTTTCGCTCCATAAAAGAATGACAGGTAAATGTCTTTCAACACATTTTTATTTGGAGTGAATGCTTTGCTCACCCCTACCATTGAGAAGATAATTTTTTTATCGTCAGCAGCCATATATTAATAATGTATATTGTTGATAATGGCACAAAGATAAGAAAAATGTTTGAAATCCTTTGGAGTTATAAAAAAATGTTCTACCTTTGCACCCGCATTTCGAAAGAAAGTAACAAGGATTGATTCGCTAGCTCAGCAGGTAGAGCACAACACTTTTAATGTTGGGGTCCTGGGTTCGAGCCCCAGGCGGATCACACAAAAAAGCACGAGTTTGGGACGATTTTTTAAACGTAACGACTTGTGCTTTAATACTTTAAGAATTTATATGTTTGCGAAAACATTTTTCTTAACATCCGTTTTTATACGGTTTTATACAGATATATGCGCATTTTGGATACCAAAATCGGATACCGTTTTCAAATAACCGGATACCAATTTTTTTAAATTAAAATGCGTTATGAACAGAGTACAAATTAGAGTCGTTTTCGACAGAAAGAAAACAGCCTCAACTAAAAAAAGAGGCTTAGTACAAATCGAGGTTAGATTTGAAAACAAACGGAAATTTGTTTCCACAGGAATCAAGCTATACAAGAACCAGTTTAAGACCGGGCGTATAGTGAATATAGATGATGCAGATCGGCTAAATGAAAGAATCACAAATCAAATCAAGGAAATTAACGATCTAGTTGACAAGCTGGACCAAAACAAACAAAAATTTTCCCTTGATTATATCGATCACATCAACGACATTTACATTGGAGGTTCATTCATTGAATTTATGGAAAAACGAATAAGTGAACGTCCGACACGCATCACTACTCAGAAACAGCATCGTAAGGTGCTTAATTTCCTAAAGAACGAATGTACCCTATTGACTTACTTCTCCGACTTGACATATCAGAACATTACGCGCCTTGACGAGTATCTTAAAAAAAGAAAGGTAGACGGTCGCCCAATGATGCAAACAACAATCCATACTTATCATAAGGTGATCAAAGTATATATCAACGAGGCTATTAAATTCGAAATGATACAAGACAATCCTTATCGTAAATTTCAGGATTGCCTAGGAACACCACGAGAACGAACCGTATTAAACCTGCAAGAGATAGATCTTATCAGAAAGTATAAAACACTTTCAGCGTTGGAGAGAAAAGCAAGAGACTTGTTTATAGTTCAATGTTATACCGGTCTTTCGTATTCAGACCTAATGAGCGTTGACTTTACAAAAGCCGAACGCTATGGAGACGATTATATATTAAAGGACGAGCGCTTAAAAACCGGTGTATCATTTTTTGCCGCCCTACTTCCGCCTGTCGTTGATATACTTGATAAATACAACTACCAGTTGCCTCATCTTGCATACGATGTATACAACAGAACATTGAAGCTGGTAGCCGCATCGGCAGGGGTAAAAAAACATATTAGCACTCATATAGGCAGACATACGTTTGCTACAACTATCGCTCTTGGATCCGGTCTTCCAATTGAAGTTGTAGCGAAAATGCTTGGACATCGAAACATAAGAACAACACAGATATATGCTAAGATTATGCCTAAAGCCGTTTTAGAAGGATTCCAAAAAATAAAAGGAGCTATTTAAAATACAAAAGAGGCCATCTCAATTTTATTTTGAGACAGCCTCTTTTCCTGTTTCAAGAAATACACTTCTGACTTTTTATTTTGTTTTATCGGATACATCGTGTCATTTTGATATTCCAAAAGAAGTATTTTAGACTTACTATTTGTCACATATAATAGCAATTTTTACTATCTAAATGATATTTCTTTTTCTTTAAACTATAACAAGCACAAAGATATAACCCTTGCAATAATCGCAAGAGGAATAAGCCAGTCCAAAATCTTTTCTAGGCGTTCCAAAACAGGACCATAAGCAGGCGACAGAAATCATGATGATATCTGTCATCTGCCTGCTCTAATAATATGTCGAGGTTAGTCCTCATAGTTCATTGCGGTCATGTACTCCCATATCTTGCCGGCCGGAGCATCCTCATCGGCAAAGTAGAACCGATAGGCGGCTTTTAAAAGCGTTGCTTCGTCCAATACGGCACACAGATCAGAATAGAATGAGTTGAACGCAACATATTTGTCCCAAGGAGTAGTCCCGGACGGGAACGGCATGCCTTTCGTGGCTTCGAGAATCTGATCTACATTCCAATGAGCGCCGGTTTTCTTTTCGCCGGCAGCGTTGGTGTATTTGATCTTATCTACGTCCACCTCTGCAAAATGTTTGTCGTAGTGTGGACCATAGAGGACTGCATGTTGCTCTCTCATGAAAGCCATATACACTTCCGGATGTTCCTCCTTTATAACGCAGAGAACATCATTCAGGCTGTCAATGCTCTGCCACATCGCTTTTTCCGAAGTGACACCGTTAGCCTTTGCATTTTTGATTAAATCTTTGTATTCCATACTTTATTCTTTAATAGTCCTTTCAATTCGAGAAGGTCATTCTCGTTTATCTTGATTGCCCTAGTGTTCCCGAAGATAAAGGAAGTTATCGGACTCTTAGGCAATGATATACTGATTGCTCCTTCTCCTACTGTCCCCTTTAGAAAGCCGTAATCGAACGGAGTATCTTCCATGGATTTGAGGATAGAGATCAGGTCATCAACGAGAAGATCCGCCTTAACCGTTCCGTCCTTATCCATAATCCACATGCTGGCTTCATTCAGATACTTACTCATCTTATCCGAATTGAAAATCATTTCATTTTCAAGTCTTCTCTTAAGATGAGAACCGGCAACAGACAGTATAGGCTTTCCCTTTACAAAATCATCAATGCGGCCGTCAGCCCATGCCATAAGGGACTTTGACAAATCACCCTTTATCCTCTCAACGCCTTCCATTAGTTTACTAGCTTCCATACCTTACCTTTTTGATTGTTTGGGAGCGGGCGCTTTCCCGTTCTTCATGTCTATAAATTCCTGCCAAGTTAAATGGCTGTATTGCATGATGTACTCATTCATTAGTGCCTCTTTCTTATTGGCTTCCTCCTTGGCTGTTTTCTGGATTCTCTTAAGTAACGTGAGATGTTTGTCAAGCGCATCCTTCCCGTCCTTGGTTTGCTCTACGATTGGGCGCATGATACGCATATATTCACGTTGAAGTATCTGTTGAATATCCATGCTGCTCTCCTGAAATTCCTGATTGTTTTGAAGGTAGTCAAACTCCTTATCAGAAAGAGAAGCGGTTATCCTGTCTATCTCATCCCATACCGGTGTGGCAGGCTGTTGTGGCTGCTGATAGTTACGTTTCATGTCAGCCACTTTCTGCTGTAAAGCTTCCTGCTCTCTCTCCAGTTCCGGAAGGGTATAGTTTCTCTGCTGTAATAACGGATCACCAAAATTCATAATATCGTTAGTTAGTGGTTAATAATAAGAAAGTGGAGCACCCCCTAAGGGGCACAACCACTAACTTTTCTTTTTGTTTACTCTGCGCTTGGTGCGCTTGCCTGGCTTCTGCAATTGCATCCCCACGGATTTGCCCCCTCCAGTACGGTTACTGTCGGGGTTGAAGGCAAACCCACCACACCATAGATTGCACGACAGGTCTTACGATCCGTGTAATTGATAGAAGCCGTGAAAGCCCGGTCAATCTCACACTGGATGAGTCTGTCTTGGTAAGGACGGGTAGCTTCCAAAACAGCTACTTTCTTATCAAGCTCATTGAACTTGTTAGCGTAGCGTTCATTCAATACATCGTAAAGATCACGCTGGCTCTTGTACAAGCCAAAGTCACCGTCAATCTGTGATTTGTACAGACCGAAGTCTGCATCTACCTGAGACTTCCACAACTGGAATTTTTCAGCAACATCCACCTCGCGGTGTGCGTACATCTGTTCTTGAGTGTTCACTTTCAAGCCCCAAATGGTATTAGTCAATGCCAGAGCCTCCTCACAACCCTTTTCCCATGCCATAAAGGCAGTAGGAGCCGCGGCGCCGGAACGGCCGGAGATTGCATCACTGACGGTGTTGATATTCACGTTTTCGGGCATACCGCCACCGATAAGACCACCACGGTTACGAGCCAAAGCCCACAAACCAAGAGCTGTGCCGGCGATACCAAGACCTAAGCCAGTCCCGGCTACCCCTTTAGAAGCATATTCGTTCTCCTTGTCATCATGAACGTACTCCTTCTCCTTGATAATTTGTTTTACTTCTTCCATAGTTCGAAATATTTGGAATTACGATCAATATTGACCGCATCACAAAGGACAGGAAAAGTGCGTTGCTCCTAAATTATTCCGTTGCGACATCGTTGCTAATATGCTGCAAGTTCGTTGCTACACTCCATTTCTTTATCTTATACTGGAAGTTATTCCGGATCTTGTTTACTGACTGACGGGTCAATTTCGTAACGGAGGATATTTGGGAATCAGTGAGTTTCTGAGAAAGTAAGTGTATGAGGATATATCTTGCATCTACCGCTTCCTCAGAGTTACTATGAAGCATCTCATACTCTTCTACTCCTGTCTCGTTTTTCACCGCAACGACCATTTCTTTATATAATTCTATATTTTTCATGCTGTTAAACATATATAGGTTGATAAACAAAACATCTCAAGAACTGTTGTTAAAGCTATGAAAGCCCTACAAACAGTCCCTGAGATGTTAACCCGTCTATAATTTGGTCGTTGGAAACGGGTGTGGGGCTTTCTTTTCTCCTGCCCCTTGGAAGTATATTTGTTATGATAACCGGCCTTCTACTTACCGGATAAACTTAGTGCTTAGTATTAATTAATGTATCATTTTAGCCTCCTTTCTTTTAAAACATTTTTCCATTGGAAATTGTTATGTAAGTAAAACTTAAACTTTTCATACCGGAAACGGTCTGTGAAGATAGTAGTTCCGGTAATTTACCACATAAACAAGTTATAACTCACTCCGGCACCGAAGTACAAACCACCTGGATAACTATATCCTGCCTGCAATCCCAATCCCCAGCGTTTTCTTTTCTGTACAGGAGTAAGAGTAACAATCTTATTGTCTCTATACACTTCCATGAAGTCAAGGGTCGGATTATATCCACTGACTACCGCCCGGTAATCATCGGTCTTATACTCCTTGCTTGTGATCGGTATCAGTACCGGGATAGAATCCCCTTCTACGGTTCTGTCAGTCGTTGTATCTATCAGAATAGGTAGATATACCGTATCGGTACGTTTCAGAGTCTCTTTTACCGGCTTAAGGATTGTGTCTCTTACTGTGTCCCGGATATGTACGGTATCTCCTTTAATATAAGCCGGTGACGGCCCGTGCGGATTACAACGCATCCACACGAGAACACCTATAAGCAGGCAGACTAATATCCAAGGGAGGTACTTCATAGGATACTTTCGTTCGAGGTCCATTCCGAACTTCCCAGCAATTCATTAAGTTCTTTGCCTTCATATACCGGATAAGGATAGACTGGTTCTTGTGGAGTTTCCTCATCCAATAACGGCAAAGTCATAGCGCTCGGGAACATTTTTTCGTAATTATCGACTTTCATAATCACCTGAGTACCGTCTACGCTCTTTCTCGGGATTAAGTGTAATTCGTCCAATACCGACTGAGGTATCTCGTTAAGATTTACTGTTGGGAATACAATGTATTTCATATGATTTACTTATTTAATTACTTATCAAACTAATTATACTTGTTCCCAAGTAACACTTCCATCCTCATTGAAGATAATTCTCTTACCTGCTATCTCAACTACTGCGTGAGAAGATGAACCTATTATTATCTGATTACTATCGGATACTTCAACATTATACCCTATAGCAATAGAATTTTCTATCGTTGCAGGGACACTCTTCGAATGTAGTTTAGCCGAATGTCCGATACAAATATTATTCTGACCATCAACATCATAATTGTTCATTGCATCCATTCCTATAGCGACATTTCCACCACCCTCCATGTACAATGCAGCATTAGCTCCGATCGCAACACAGTTAGTGTTATTACGTATACCAGCAGATGCCCCGACTGCGACACATTTTGTTTTAGCAAAACTTGAAGAGCCGCCACTCAATGATCTATGCCCTATAGCTACATTATCGGTAAAACTATTATTATTTGTCTGCCCCAGCGCATTTGTTCCAATTGCAACATTACGATCGCTTTCCTCTTTAACCTCTCCTAATGCAGCCTTTCCTATAGCTACATTATCCTCTCCTTTTTGTATATACCACGCTGCGTCAGAACCTATCGCTATATTTCTATCGCCTTCAACTAGACGAGCTAAGGGGAAGGTTCCTATCCCGATATTCCTTGCTCCATACTTCATAGAGCTTAACGATCTCTGACCTATTGCAATGTTACGGGAGCCATTCTGATTCTTCGCAAGAGCATCGGTTGCACCTATCGCAACATTCCACCAACCTGTAATGTTATCTGCCATTGTGCCTCCTTCTACATTTTCGTAGTGCTTATTGCTGTCGGAATTAAGCTCTATCTCTATTGATGCCTCGTTCTCGGAAACAACTTTGCGAAGCTCCACTCCATGTATGCTGCCATCATATACCGACGAGGCGGTAATCTTAAGGTTACCACCATCCGCTATCATCCCAACATAAAATTTACCTAACGTGCCATTGTAGACATCGCATAATCCTCCATCACCGATACTTACACAAACATCCTTTTCATTTGTTCCGACTTTGGAATAACTTAATATCGCAACGTACTTATCGCCTTCGGTGGTAGCGTAGTTAAAAGTGAGAGCATCTGTATTGCCAGTAGTGTGTGTATAAACACCATCTGTATATATCCAATTATCTCCACTGCCAACAATCGAGTTGATAAGGTTGTCACTAAGATATAATTTTTTACTGATTTCTCTACGAACACAAGTTGAAATGCCTTCTATTTGAACACCATCATCAGGAGCCACAAACCCGTCAGATCCAACCTTAAGAAACTTCCCCGCATTGTTTATTCCTTGCTGTTTATCAACTTTATCGTCTATTAATCCAGGCTCTGATTTGTATTCAACATTTGTAGGCTCATAACTTATTCCAGCCGAATTCGCACAATAGACATATAAATAATTACAATCAGTAGGCAATACCACCTCAAATGGACGGTATTGAGTATTAATACTTGTATATCCGTCACAAGCATTAACAATTGAATCGGGTACGAAGTTATAATCCTTTACAGGTAACACGGAAGCTCCGTGAGACATATCTATTGGTGTAATCATTATAGTTCTTCCTGCTACAACAGGGATAACCTTGTGCTTTGTCAATCCATAATTTCCATTAGTTCTGAAAACTAAATCACTACTTGTGATTAATCCGCTCTGATAATCATACAAATTCAAGTCGATTACTTGAGCTTCAACACCAGTAATCCCATCAATTTCCGAGTTTACCTCCTCAAAATTCCCATCTATCCCTTGCGCAATGACTCCCCACTTTTGTTCGGAGTCTTTTGCTATATCAAATATCTTTTCCATACTTATTCGTTTTTAATTAATGTTTCATTTGAAATTAAAGTCTCGTTGTCTAACATTGTCAAGTAGCTGGAGATAACTATGTTGATCTTCTGAGGGGACTTGGTGACCTTTCCGGTTACTTCATAGACACCGTTGTCTCCAGATATGGATATGTCGCTAATGGCGTTAGATGATATACCGACCAGCTTATCAGAGGAATTTGACAATGTTATGGTGATAGTGACCGTACTACCCTCAATAACGTATTCCCCCGGATTAACCGAGTAGGATATCGACGAATAAGGGATGTTACTCTTCACTATCGGTCTGAACTCCACCATTCCCGGATACAGAGTGCCTAGTTTGCGCTTCTTTAGCTGGCGCTCCAACAGAAACTCAGAAAGGGTGTAGGGGAATAGAAGGAAAGACCACAACGCTATATTAGCATATTGTATATCTTCTCCATATCTACCAATTGTTATTCCTACCCCTGTATTTGTTGCAGTTCCTTTTGTTATACCTGAGCCATTGTATACATAGGTTGACTGATAAGATACTTTTCTATTCAAAACAATATCATTTAGCTCATTGGCATCTCCAAATGAAAATGGCTTAACTTTATTGTTATCGACATACTCAAAAATAAAGGGAGTAATTTTATTGGAGTTTATTTCTGATATTAATGGAACTTGGTATGCTAATAACCGAGGATACGCTCTATCAAGAACAACAGTATAATCCTTCAATCCCAAGTCACCTACAAACTGACCATAGTCATCTACTCCGTCTGATTGCAAGCCTCCTTCTTCGTTAATACCACTTTCTGGAATTCTAGCATAATTATATAACGTCATATCACGTCCATTACCACTAAAGTCTTTAAGATACCAATCTTCATCGGGAGTATCGTTAGTAAGACCTTGCTTCTTCACATTGTAGTAAATATCAGGCTTAACATACTTGTCCAAGTTGTAGTAGGCTATTACTTGATTAATCTCGTCAGTGGTCAATACTCGTTTGGCGATGAAAGTCCAGTACCAAGCAACAGAAGATATTTCTTCAGGAACAAGGCTATCTCCATAAAGATAACTCTGTACTGAATATTTAGCATCGTCTAATGTGTAGGTAGAACTCCTTCCAAAGGTATAATCTTCTTTATCCCCAAGTATGTTATTAATAACATTTCCTAGATTCATATTGGAAGAATCTAATTGCGAGCTAGTATATCCATAAATACCAGTCTTATTAAGTCCTTTGTTATTCGAATTAGATACGACATTTCTAATGAATCCACCTTTATTCCGAATATAGTTAGTTAATCCGTTAACATATAAATTACTTCCCTTTATCTGGTGAATCATGGACACCACCGTTAGCTCATTACTTCCGCCCAGCATCTCGGATACAGGATTCTGACTGACAATCATGTCGTCTACTCCGTCAGTAACAAAGGCGCCTTCATATTCTGGAAGAACTTCAATAGTTACATTTACACCTGTTATTGTATTAGGAATATCAGTCGACCTTTTAGCAAAACCAAATCCTACCCAACCATAATTATCAATTAAACTTCCATCATTTGCAAATGACTTAGGCAGTTCATAGATACCGTCAGAGCTAATAACAATATTAGATGTAACCGTTGCATCTGTAGAACTTAGATAATTATATTTTATAAGAAATTTATCAGGTTCTAATCCAGTAACTTTAATTTTAAAAGATGTTACATCTTTATTATAATCAGTTAATTCTCCATTTTGTTTTATATAAGAATAAGCCCAAGCAGCAACAGTATATATCTGTGTAAAATTATACTTATTATCATTAATAGTATAAATATAACTACTGCCCCCACCAGGAGCTTCATACCTCCATGTTTTATTAGCACCGAACACTACTGGATAACCATTACAACCTGACATACCCTCATACGCAGCATTAAGTATCTCAAAATCCCCTCCCCTGCCAAGAATCTTGTTCTTGATGATATTGCGGTCGGGATCAGTGTTGCTCTTGCCGTCAGCTATCCATACACCTGCCAAGGCAGACAATACATCGGGAGAGATGTAGGGACGGTCGGTAGCGGAAGAACCAACAGAAGGTGAACCGATTCGATTCAAGCCGATACGGTTCAACCCTATTGTATTTAATGACAACTTGTTAAGCTTCATTGCCGGATTCGGTTAATATTCCACTTGTTACCTCGGTATAGCTTTCGATGCGAATCACCTTCGGATAAACTAGGGCGTCAAAATCATAATCAAACACCTTACCGGAATCATCTTGTATATACCCCGGAAGAAGCACGGGATCAAAACCTCGGGCATCGGCCGTTCTATCATCCATTGTCTCTATTTCATCGCCTGTCTTCTGATAGATTCTGATCCCCGAACCGGAAGCACGATTAAAATGAATATTGAAATTGCTGTTAACTACTACCTCTGCTGCGTAAAGATCTAAATTTTCTATTTTAGTAAATTGTAAATCTGCCATGACTGTTCCTCCTATAATTTATAATTTTAAAACCTGCTTTTTCACGTTACAGCTATCATAGCTAACGTGGACCCATGAGAAATTCTTCTCGTCTATTAGCTGTGTAAAAGGAAGGTCAAGCTCCTGTATGAGATTGAACAGCCTTTTGTTTTCCTCTTTTGTGTTCGGGGTACCAACTATATCAGCAGCCATTCCTTTCATATGTTCACTGGTCTTACTTCCTCCTACGGCCTTATTCAAGACCTCACAACGATACCCACTCGTTACAGTAACAGGCTTACCATAGGCTTCACGGAGAGGATCAAGAACATTGTCTATCAAACCATTCACATTACATATTAATGATTTTGGCAGACGATTGTCAATGCCGCACCTATCTGCCGTTTCACTCTTTACCATTTCGGCTATCGTGAAATACTTTCCCATATATCTTTCCTCCTATAAAATCAATATTAATACTACAACCTGGATCACCTGACCAATAACTCCTCCTATTAATGTAGCAGCAATATCAAGCCAATCCCATTTATTCCCGTATGCGCGGTCTTTAAATTCCATGCCGGCAGCCAGCCCCGCGACAAACAAGATCGTCAGAAGTATACCTGCCGGAATAGCGTAGAGCAAGTGTTTCATACGGTTACTTTCCCTTATCCAGCTCATCATTCTTTGTTTCTTTATTGTTCAGTCTATCAACTAAACTGTTAAACTTACCGTTAACATAGATGCCAATCCCAAATATACTACCAGCATATATCAGACATTGAGCAAAAAACCATAATACGCTATCATGGATCTGTCCTAACGGCTCTACAACAAAACCCGCAACGGATAGTCCGACTCCTGCAAACAACATTCCTACTGCAGTCCATACCTGTATATCTTCTTTTGTATTCTTCTTCATATCAAGCAAGTCAGATAAACGGTTAACAACGAAACGATCTCAATCCAGAACATAGGCTTCCTTTTGACAAGAGTCACAATGAAGTTACCCGTCCAGTTCTCACTCATGGAGATAGCCAAATATGCAATAAATCCCACCCATAAGAAGAGCCAATACCAGGCATTACAACCTACCCATATTTGAGAGAAGATTAAAGACATGGCGGCACCGATACAATGTGATACCTTCTGACTTCCTTTAAAGTTGGGAGACACACCCAATACAATCATCCCGACAACAGAAAGGAATACAAGAAACTGGCTGTTCTCGGAACTGGCTTCCAATGCAGCCGGAAGAAGCAATGCGCCGAAACCAACCATGCAAAGAGTAAACCAGAACTTATGCGTCAGGGCGTAGTAGGTATCACTGATTGAATAAGGGATTTCTCTACCCTTCTTTATCATAGCAAAGACATACCCGGCGATGAGGATGAATGACATTAATACTAGTAGAATCATAGGTTTATCTGTTTTTAAGCGTTTTGAATATATGCTCTCCAGGGGCTAATGGCTTTAACTGAAATTTTTTTTTCCGAGGTAGATGTTTCAAAATTCAAACTTTCAGGAGATACAGAAATTTGAGAACCTGATGACTGAGTAATCTTGATTTGATATTCAACCGCCGAATCTCCTACACTAGAATTTGAATCATCACCCCAATATGATCCCATCGCATTTATTTCAATACCTTCTGTCGCAGAACATTTTACTATAACCTCAACCGACATTTGCGCCAATACGCCGGGATCGCCTGCTATATTCGCAAGTTTCGAATTCGAAATATCTATACTATACTCTGTCAATACATCATTCAATGCTCCTTCGCCTGTCAAATACTTCCCATTGATTCTAACATATTGTTTTTTAAAGCCCGCACTTGCAGAAGTCATATTTATAATCTTACAAGCAGCTAAATTTATCTTATATGATACCTTTATCCAACATTCATTTTTAGGTATGCTAAATTCATGTACCATACCACCTGTACTTTCTTCAACAAGATCTTCCCAGTCTGAATCAGGTATTGTATCTCCGGTACTTGTCGACCTTTGAACCTTTACGGTAGCATTTAAATCTGATTGATCAGTTTTCTTCCCGGTTCTGCTACATACAACTGTTTGTTTCGCACTCTCATCATCTTGAAGCTCAACAATTAAATTTTCAGTTACCGGTCCTCGACCTGTGAAACCTGATATTGGAGTTACTGATATTTCTCCCGGTGTAGTACCACCTTCACCCGTTGTCGGATTAATATTAAAATACTTTCCCATAACAATTAAATTATTAGATTTCTATTTTGTATTATTATAAAATATATGCATTCCAAGGCCGCTTAGAGGCCACAACCACTTTCATAGGTTCTAACGAAGTTCCAAAGTCAAGATTGACAGGATACACATCAATCAAATCTATTATTGCAGAAAGTTCCAAACTGCTACATCCTTCCAACTCCATTGACATTGTTACAAAATCCCCTTTTCTACCCGTTATTGTCATTCGGGTTATCAAGGCCCCCCCTTTCATCGTCAACTCATTATCCGTAACATAATCATCGGCATCGATTGAATGAGCATGATCCGCAACTGTTCCAAGCATTACAGCAACAGGAGTATCACTTAAAAGCATATTATAAACTTCCGTTACCTGCTTAGAATTACCAACCAGATAACCACTGCTTATCTTCCACCTCTTTCTTCTCTTTTTCTTTTTCTCCCATTGACCGGTATCAGGACTGCCAACCGTTATAGTGTCAGCCTGTATATCAATCTCACACGTTGTGGAAAAAGCAAAAGCCTTATACCTTTCCTCTTTCCGAACAAACAATATCAGATTATTTCCTTTTATCTTAGGCATATCAATCAGGTATATTTTCAATCATTATCTCCTCCGAATCATCCGCCCACTCTATTTTTTCTGAAAGAATACGATACTCCTTACCATTTCGAACAAGCCTCATCATCGGATTCAAATAACTCTGTTCAACTGTTATATTCAACTTCTCTATAACTCGTCCGTAAACCTGTTTTAGTATACCCAAAAGATGCTGTTCCGGTAACGTATTAATACCTTCCTCCACAAAATATAGTGGTCCGACATCCCGACCGGCCCCCGACAATGTATTATAAGCAGCCGGATTATTATTTTTACTTGCTATTTTCAGATTTAACTCTTTCTCTCCGGAAGAGCTTCTCTTAAGCATGGATACGTATACATTTTCATTTTTATCCGATTTCCCAAGATTAGCAATATCATCACTTTTATAATAATCTACTTTCAGATTATCAAGATACAACTGGTTATTTTGATATTTTGGTGGACTGGTCATCATCTCACCATAAGTAGTAGCATGTATTGTCAACTCAACAATTCCGGATAAATCCTCATTTATTGGCATAACATATCCATCAGCACCATTATATGGCATATCCAGAGTTTTTGTACTTATTATTTTCCCAGGAATCGATTTTCCCTGTTCGCTTCCTAATTGAATATCAAACCATGTGTCCGCACTAGTCCAACCGCTACCATTCCAATATTTATCACCTACTCTGAATTTTATTTCCATAACTCCGGGACCTAGAGCCGCACTACCATTGCTTTCTTCCAAGGCACCGGTTTGAATAATCATATTATAACTATATATTTGCGCAGACAAGACGAAAGCACCATTGCTATATTTTGCAGCCCCGGATGATCTCACTATCAATATCGGCATATTTCTCGCCGAAGACAATGACGGCGGATCCGGACTTTCTATACCTTTATCAGGTCTGTTATTTATCCATATTCCACTTTTATAATCATAATTTCTTTTATTATTCAAATCACCGGAAGAATATATATCTCTTTTTACATACATAGCACCTATTCCAGCACGCATATCAGAATAGGTATATTCCTTCTGTACATATACACCGGAATTTTCATCAATATTATAAACGTACATTTCCACATTCGGACTGTCGTTCTCATACGCTATTACCCTCTTATACTCTTTACCAATAACACCTGATCTTTCCGTTCCGACATGTACTACATTCATATACCCTTCATCAATTGTAGGAACAACCGTTCCTACAATATCTATTTTCGATATTATCTTTACCTTATTAACGCCCTGCAATATCTCCTTCTTATTATCATTTCCATCCAACGGCAAAGAAGAAAGATTAGAACGGGCTATTGAAGTTATACTGAATGAAGGGTTTCCATTATAAACAATCTTTCTTAAATCCTCCACCGTTGTTATATAATGCAATTCGGAATTTCCAAGAAAATATAACGTCTTCTGTCTCTCATATAATGTCCAACCCCAAAACTTACAGAACTCCTCCAAAAAAGAAAGGCAAGTATCCGCATCATATCTCTCCCAGTCTTCCGCTTCACGTTCATCCGATCCGTTGTCCGTGAAAAATGTCTGCCGGGAAAGACTCACACTAAACGGGGTTTGAGCGCTCTCATCTTCACTGAACCATACCTCCCGAGGGAAATAGATTCTATCAAAATCAACACCGGTCGCTTCTATGCACTCCAACAGCAATTCTGCCAGCATAACAACTCCCATACCTTTATTCTGATCCAAATATATTCCGTCCAATATACCCAAGGAAGATATAACAGGATACTCCATAACCAAAGGAGTTATATCCCAATCCTCCGAGAAAGTATCAGCCTGCATATACCCACACCATTCCAAGTTGTTTTTTATATACAACTCTATATAGTGCTGACTATTATCTTCGGGCATCAACCCTTCCAAATCACCGTTATCTATAACTCGTAGATATCCGGTATGCGTTCTTACGGGTTTTAAATAATCGTCATCCGAATCCTCCTCAGTAGTGAATGGATTTTCCGCCGGTTCCAGTTCTGCGATACCGCCCGTCCAGCCTTCTTCATATATATCGATTCTTGCATCATTTTCTTTCAGTGTCTTGAACTTCACCTGCCAGCGAATTTTTCTTGCCATAATCTTTATTCATTAAGGTTTCCAACATTTTTGCCTTTTCACGTAATGCATCTATTTCCTCCTCCGTAACTTCCGGTTTATCTTCCGTTTCCCAAGGAAATTCAAGTTCTAAATCTTTGCCCGTCTGCACCTTATGGAGTACTTGAACCTCCATTCTGCTACGCTCCCAGTCCTGCCGGTATCGCCTATTCATACCAATGACATAATCCCTGGCCTCCGCAGCGCCCATACGGTTAAAAAAATAGTCGGGAGAACAACCGCCCTCTCCGACTATTAATTGATACATTTCACGGGCTGTCAATTTTTTCGCGCCGCCGGACGAATCCTTTTCTTCTTTTTTTTTTCGTCTTCATTCGCTTCCGCCGTCAGCACTTCCATGCGATCGACATAATACTTATTCATATCTCTTACCAGGTCTATATTATTCAACGATTCCATATAGTCATCGAAAGACAGAGTAAAATCCTGGTTGGCACGATACAAGATACAATAATACATGATGTGAAGACACAAGGTGCTTCCCGGATCAAATGGCATACTTTTTCCGGCCATTACCTCATAAGTGTATAAGGGTCCCCATATACTATCAAACGAGAACTCATACTCCTTGCCTTTAATTAATACTGTCATGATCCGGCCTCTACTTTTTTCAATGCACCATAGCCAGTCAGAGATACGGAAACACTGGCATTGCTTCCCTTAGTCGCATCTCTATCCAATGCGGTAATATGTGCCTTCCCCTGATACATTCCCGAAGTAGGCATAGTCCAACCCGCTTCCGGCAATCCATCGTTACTCGCATTGGTAGGAAAACCTACCGTTATGTCGAGAGGTTTACCTGCCACAAACAGATCAAACAGTTTATCATATACATAATCATTGGTGCGATCCTTATCCGCACTATCCACTGATTCATTGGTCGCACTCCAGTTCATATTACCTATTTCCGCAGCATCCCAAAAACCATCATCCTTTGTAGCGCTGTCTACCGTATTAGCGGCCAGACTAATCTTACAACTCGTTGATAATGCTATGACCTTGTCTTCAATCCACAGCATCAAATCTTTTCCATTTAAACTTTTAGCTTTTCCCATATCATTTATTGTTTAATTAAACATTCAATAATCTATTGTCTTCATATTAAAACTCAGCGTCACACACACTGCGTCTATATCGGGAAGATAATCTTCGGCGCTTCCAAACAAAACACATTCTGTCACCTCGAAGCCCGTGTAAGTAGCTGTTTTACCTTCCAAATCATATCTGACGGTATTAGCAATCCCGATCGCCGACTCATAGCTCTTGGAAACTATTGCGACAGACACACCCACACTATCCTCACAACTCCCGTCCTTTGTATTGAAAGGCTGAATACCTGTACTTTCATATACAACAAAAGGGTATTGCGGAGCGCCTTCGGGAATTACAAGAGGATAAACCCTGTCCCCGATATCCTTCCGCAAAGCCTCATCTTTCAGCAAGACCTCTTTTATATGAATCCCAATCAATAAACTCATGCCTTTTTTATATTACCTGCATTTATGCGTTTTAGGTTACTTGCCATAGCCTGCTTCCACAATAGCCTTCTCCAATCTATTCGATAACGAATCGGCAGCTTTCCTTACCGCCGCATCAGACACGGAGAAGAAATTCAACGATCTTAATGAACCACGATTGGCGGTTTTCCCATTTCTGCTTTTGGTTCTTTTAAAAGCCATACGATCTTTGGTTCCCTGATTGTGCATTCTCAATATGAAAGCACGGTCCTTTCCATAATAAGAATCAACCTGCATTGTGCGCGGACTTTTCTTTCTATTACGGCGAATACCACTCCGGCCTCCTCTTGGAGGTTCATACGAACTCGATTTACCGGCAGACCGTTGATTATACAGAGAAACATTACCACCCAATACCCTTCTATACATACCAACCTTTACTCCCATATACGCCTTTCTTGGATCATTACGCAACACGTTTCTTGCAGCAGATTGAACCTCCTTTTTGGCTTCGTTCAGACTCTTACGGAGCAACTTTCTGATATCTTTCTTCTTAAGGATCTCATCATAACTCAGACGTTTCAACAAGCCTAATGCACCACGGGCATCCATTTGTATTACAGGAGTTTTTATAACATAGCCTGCATTTATTCCTTCCATAGCCTTACCCCTTCAAAATAACACCCTTTCCTGTTCTCTTGCCATAGTTGTTGACAACGGTAACTATCTGTTCCCCGGTTATAACCGTTCTACCACTATTCCCTCCGCCCAAATCTCCGGAATGGATAGAGTCGTACAACTTTTTCTGATCGGCTTCATTGATAAACATCTCTCCGCTACTTACACGGGCTGTAATACCGTCCATATAGTTATGACCGCCAACGATACCGCCTTCGGCGAAGTTGGGGATATTCATTATTGCCGCCAAAACAGATGCTACGGCAGAAACGGCCAACATTGGACCAACAATGGGAATATTAGCAACCGAAGAAGCGGCCCCGGAAACGGCCGCTTTTGTATTGGCATTAGCTTGTATCATTTGGGAAGCAGTCAATGCTTCAATAGCTGGAATTGCCGATACAACAGCACCGGATATCCCTCCGACATAACTGAGCATAGAACCAAACACACTATCTGATAATCCACCCATTCTAATAAGAGCGTCACTTACTTTATCCAAGTCAGAGGCTAATTCATCGGTACCATTTCTCCTAGTTCCTATCCCTATTTCCTCTGAATACCTCCTCCATATCTCAATCTGCTCGTTCAAATATGCTTTCTCTTCCTCGTTAGCCACAGACAACATATTGGTATATTCTTGTATCTTACTCTGGGCGAGAGTATACATTTCCAGCTTCCTCCGGAGTGCGTCCGCCGGATCCTCTCCTTCAACTACCTCATCTTCACTGTTTATCATTGTAGCCTGGATAGGTTGAGTCAATATCGGGAGGGTTTTACCGGTACCGATTGCATCCAATACCTCCTGACTCATTGCATCCTTACCGGATATTACGGCTTTTATTTCCTCATTTAGTTGTTCATTACCAAGGAAGGGATCTATGTTTTTTTCTTTGGCCTCTTTTATTGCTTTTGCTGCCGCAGCAGCCGCAGTTTCTTTTGCTTTAGCTGACGCAGTGATTGAATTATTAAATTCTGTTGTTGATTCATTAAACTCCTGTCTTTGTTGAGAAACCAATTGAGATACAGAATAATATTGCTTACCCAGTTCTTTTAATTTTATTAGTTCATCATCACTCAATTTATTCAATAACGTGTTATATATTATCGCGTCTTTATATTTTACAGCAGCACCTTCTTGCGCTATTTTAGCAGCGTCATTGATTGATTTAGTCCGACCATAGTCATTTGTTCTCGCAACGTCCACCCTTCGATCACTCTCTATCCTATCTGCCAATTTTCTATAATCTTCATATTGCTTCGTCCAATAGCTTTTGGCTTCACTTCTTGATTTTGAAGGCATTAAATCGATTTTCATCACTTTTCTAAAATCTTCAAAATTTATATCCGAAGCCCTCAATTGGGTTCCAACAACAATAGATTTTGTAAGCGCATCTAAAGCGTCATTTGCAACCGTTTGTCCCGCCTCTTCTTTTTTCTTTAGCTCATCATCCCATGCTTTAAACGCCTTTTTTCTTTCAGCTTCATCAAGTTGCTTATTTTTCGCATTTAACCTTGCTTTCGCTATAGCCTCATCAAATTCACTTTCATAAAAATCAAATGAAATCTTTGTATTCCCCAATTGATCCAAAGCACTATGAGCCTCCTTAGATTTCGCTATTATATTATCCAATCCATTGATAAATGCAGAAAAATCACCTGATCCTAAAGAATAAAAAAATTCATCGATACTTTTCTTTGCGCTTTCTATAGTCGCGGCTGTTGCATCACCCAAAACCTGAGATGAGTTTAACACTTTATTAAACGCTTCACCAGCACCTACAGCTATACCTAGCGTGCCGGCCATTTTTGCTATAGTCCCCTGAGCGCCTTTCATAACATTATTCAATGAAGTGTTCTTATCGATAAACTTATCTATACTCTTTTGCGCTTTTTGCAGTCCACTATCATATTTCGAAGCGTCCATTATAAGACGCGTGATTAAATTTGCCATACCATTATCCGTTAAGTAAAAACGGGCGGAAACAAATGTCCGCCCGCAAAATAAGAAACTTACAAAACCAAAATAAAAAACAGAAGAACGGCATTATTCAGATGCACACTTTCCAAGAACAAAGGCTTCCGGACGTAATGTAGTCATGGACCAATCCGCATTCAATGTCAAGCGGACAGAGTCACTGGTAGCACCGGTATACGGATCAATGATAAAACGCTGTTGGCCAAAACCCTGCAATGGTTCATATCCCCAATAACCGAAGCCCACATACGTATTGGTATCGTCATTGATATAGTTTGTTGTAAAGATAGGGATACCGGCGACAGTACCATTCTCAACAATCATTCTACCACTGCCCGGAGTGCGTTCCGTGGATTCCAGTTCACCCTTAGTATATTCATCCATGACAAAGCAAGGATTCAGCCCCTCAATACCCTTAAGAAGTGCCAATGCACGCATCAGGATCAATTCCTTATAAGTAGGAATAGCACCTTCGAAAGCAATATAATTGGCCGCTTTTCTCTTTGCTTTTGTTGTTAATGTACTAATAGCAACCGGAGAAGTTTTTGCAATGGCGGCAAACGGGCCTACAAGCTTATGAGAGATACTATTTGATGTGGTAAACATCATCTTGTTAAGAGTACGCGCCATTGCCTGGGGAAGCTGCTGTCTTACCACTTCATAAGCAACACCTTCCGTCTGCATAATGGTCTGGTTTGTCATTTTCACAGTTACACCCACGCGTGTCGGTTCCGGTTTAATCTTTCCAAAATCAACCTTCTTATCAGTCAATTCCACGCCTTCACCCGCTACTTCCGCTTCAATGGATCCAACGGTCGGCCACAGATAATCACCGGAAAGGCCCGTCATTAAAGGAAGGCCCACCTTACTCAGAATCAATCCTTCTTCCAAGGGAGGCAGAATGTCGTTTATCGTCAAAGGAATCAACGGTTCCGCACCGGCGACCATCATACCGGTATATTCGCGTTTCAATTGGAATTGATCCATTTTCTTCATATTCTCCTTCAAAAACGCATCAAAAGCGGCTTCGCGGCTGGTTACTGTCACATAGCCCGTTTTCTCGGCACTCGCAATCCTTACATCCAGTACGTTCATCTCCCGTTCAAGAACCTTTAGTTCTTCCTTCTCCGGATCGGTAAATTCCCGCTTGTTCTCTTTCTCCGCAGCATCCGCAATTTCATTCATACGGATAACAATGTCTTCTCGTCTCTTGATGTACTGTTGTACACTTACTTTTTTGTCCTTATTCATATTTTCCTAATTAAAAAAATGTTGTTTACTTCTTTTTCTTACATCACTTATTGCCTGCTCACGCTTACGGAGTTCATCCGTCTTCTCGTCTTTTGCCTCCTCCTTACGCTCTATATTAAAGCCGGCCAATGTTATTTCACGGGCTGTCACGTTAGTCTGCACGTATGCCGGATCACTGGCCAAAGTCATCTCGTATACCATGTTTATCTTCTTCACATGACGTATCATAATATCATCATCGTCCTTAGTGTAACTGACAGACGAACTTTCGTCACTCCAATACGTAAACGAACTACCGGACATATCCCCACGCTTTACCAGCTCATAGGCATTCCTTCCGTCAGAAGTGTTCGGAGCCTCAAATTCATATTTTACCCCTATATCATCAACCGACAGCTTTAACGTACCGACACCCTTGTTACTTCTGGCAAGAAGTTTCTCACGGTTATGCCACATCGTCATCTTGATATCCATTTGCGCCAGTTCATCCTCCGTGATAGCCCCCGGTTCTATGATCTCACGGTAGTCTTCCCAATAATCAACCAGCATACGGCTCTCAACGCCAAAAACAATCGCGTAACCTTCAATAACACGTTTTGATTCCCCGCCTTCGGTGACTTCCCGCAAACGTGGCTGGAAATATCCGCCACATGCACTACGTATCTCTCTTTTTCTTTCTTCCATAACTAATCAAACATTCAACAGGTGCTCCCTTAGAAGATGCAGCCTATTCGAAAATAACTCTATAAAGGATGCATCTCATAGAGGATGCCATTTTTTACTCTTTCTATATTACCTTCTTTCAGCCATTTTAGGTTACTCATTTTCGACATTGCTCCCTTCATCGATCACATTGCAAACAAGTGATATACTTCCATCGCTCTTGCTTCTATTAAAACTCTCAATGGCATAAGTTTTCCCGTCCCATTTCAAACGGCAGCGATCATTAACCAACGAATTGTCCCGCATGCTGACACTTATACTTCTCGACATCCATGTCTCACCTGCTGTCAAAGCCTGCGCCCCTCTCTGATATACGACATCCGCCCACACAGTCTTACTCTTTACAAACTCAACCTTTTGCTCTCCGAAATTTCCTCTTGAAACTTCCGGAAGGAGGATATCCACACGCTCATTCAAACTACCCGCTCTTAACATTTTATACCTCCCTGTCCGTTAGTTTTCTATATGGTTTGCAATACACATCAATGGAATACGGGACCGGATTCTGAGAAATAGAAGCCACAGGTTCCCGATTCCGATAGTTATGGGCAGCAAGTATCAATATGGCAAGCCTCAACCTGTCAGGAAATGATTCGCCTTCCTGGGAACCATTGTTTTTTTCTGCATAACCTATACGTTTCAACTCCTCCAGCGTCCGGTAAGTTCCGGAAATTATCGCATCTTCCGCAGCACAACCGTACAACTTGATAATCTCATCTTCATCTTCGAAATCCACACGCATCTGAGCCTTTAGTTCATCCAATGTCACTACTCGTAAATCACTCATAACCTTCCTCCTAATTAAAGCGGAAGCATCACAGGATGCTTCTGATAATACAATCTTTGCAATGCATTCTTAAGTTGTCCATAGTTTGTGACCAAGCCCAAATTTATCCACTGGGCTATCTGTGATTCCAACTCGTACAATTCGCGAATTTTAGACTCATCACCAACCTTATTGCGCATTTCTGATTCATGCTTGCCATAGACTATGATATTAAGAGATTTAGCCAAATCCCTAACTTTTTGCTTGAATATATCATCAGGTAAGATAGAACTGACAGCCTTACACATGGTTGGGTATGCATCACCGGCAAGATTGCGGAATTTTATCATTTCATCATATACAAATTTGAGGACATCATATTTAAATGAGGGATTTATCCACATTGCAAAATCAATAAAAAGCAGTGGATGCATCCATGTGCCCGCATTATCACCCTTATTTGCCCTTGATTTATGATAGGGGTAATTACCCGTATCATAATTTTCCCTTTCCATTATAGTGTAAATGAACTCTTTAGTAGAAGACAAATCGAAGTAGTCATTAACTTCTTTCTTCATTCCTTTTAATTGATTCCACTGTTTTAATAAATCCGTAGCATTGAAAAATGCATCTTTCGTTCTCTGAATTACCTTAAATTCACCCATTGGGCGAATCATAATTTGATTTGTTTTCATAGATTTTCCTCTCCGTTTTCTGTTGGTTTGTTATTTGTTGAAGTTGTTTCTCCGCTTAGTTTAGCGCTGCCCAAAGGCGCAAGATTGACACTCAGGTAAACATCATCCCCCTTATCTACCGGGTTCTTATCGCTTTCCCGGCGCAAATCGTTCACACTCGCCTGACCGTTATCGAGACGCGCCTTATCCCATTTAGCCTTACTTTCCAAATCCAAGGCATACAGGCTGCTCAAATCATATTTGAACTTATAATCCAGATAAGTATTTTCATTTAAAAGCTTGGACGTAAACTCCCGTTCTATCTCAGTGACAATCGGCTGTAATGCTTCGGTATAAAATGCTATATTACTAACCTCTACACTCTTGTAGTTAGCATTACTGTCATCCATTAATTTAGAAGGAGGGACATTGAAGAATCTTGCTATTTCGCGAAGCGTGAATTTTTTGTTTTCAAGAAACTGCATATCCGCAGAACTCATACTGATAGGAGTCAAAGTTCCGTCTCCCTTTAATTGCAGGATATCATCACCACGATTTAATGCATCTTGAAGATCTTCGCTCATTCCCGCCATTTGCCTGTCCTGATATTCTCCGAAGCCCTTTACTGAAGTATCATTTTGCAGAATGGCCTTGAAGCGACCACCGGTAGCAAACCTTTTCAAAGTCTCATTATCGGCAGTAGATGCAATACTCAACGTTGTAGCGGCATAAGTAATCGTAGATATTCCCGTATATCCCCCATCTCTACTTACATTCTTCAAATGGATAATCTCATCAGCACTGACAGTCTTATATATCTGGTTGGTTGCATCATTGATCATATATGCATTTTGATACATATCATACACCACCGAACCGGGGGAACACAGATACATCTTTGTCATAACACCGGCCCTGTTCTTTTCCGGATAAATATAAGCGTTACCCCTCAACAGAATCAACGATACCGCATTCTTCATCAGGACAAAAGAGTTCATCCGTTCATTTGGGCGGACACTTAACAGATAATTTATAAGCCTTCCGTCTTTATCATCGTACATTTTGAAGTAATTGCCAATCCGATCCTTTCTCTTGTATTGCAACGTCAACGAAGCGACAGAGGAGGATATCAGATTTACAGCACGGTAAACAGCCGCTATCTTCATGGCCGTTTCCGCGCTTGACACATACACTACGTTTTGCTTGTAATCACCGCCGGAAGAACTTTTCTTCTCATTCCTTCCTTCTGCAATGATTTCTCTCCTGAATAGTTTTATAATATTATAATTCATCATATTAAACTGTTACATAATACAGTCCAATACGTGATTTAGGCTACCTTATTGTTTGTAATTGTTGTAAAGCCAGAACGTCATAAGAGATGCAATCGCACCGTCAATCTTCAAATTCTCCTTTCTCTTGATAGGTTTCTTGTTGCACATCCGGTCCTCATCCAAATAGCAATTACCAAAACAATACGGAAGAATGGGGTTCATAGACATGGCGACTTTCGAGGGCCTGCTCTTTGCCGCCATTTCAAAAGTTTCCACAGGGGAAGTAAAAGCGCCGTAGGTTTGCGGTATCGCCTTGAGGATCTTTTCCGGTTTAGTATCCAAAGCCATTATCGCAGCAGCCAACGCATTCACCACCTCCTGCGATTTATACGCATCATAGCCTATCTGCAATATCGTCAATTTCTTGTTTCGCCGCAACACATCCTCAACTATCATACTATCACTTATAACCGCACCCGGACAAACCTTCATATATCCCGCATTTACCCAGATTTTATACAATTCCTTATTGGGGTGATTATTAAGCGTTTCTTCCGGAATGTAGCAATCCAGCCATAAATAGAACTTACGTTGTGCACGACTGTATATGTTATACACTACTGCGGAAAAATCATCACTGACAGACAAATCAAGAGCCGCCATAGTTTCCGGCCTTCCCTGTATATCTTCTATATTGAAATCCACCATTAATGATCTTGCCAAACTTTGAGGAATCCAATCCTTGACACCTCCGGATACAAAGATGTTCAACAGCTTGGTTTTAAACTCAATCATAGCCTCAGCATCATGCTGAGCTTTATCCCACCTCTGCTTATAATAATTCTCCTGAACTGTTATTCCAATATGAGGATTACACTTTTTCCATACAGAAGGCTTGGACATTTCCTCATCACACATCTCCCATGCATCCGGCATAAACAGGGAGGCGAACTGTGAATCATCAGAGTATTCGCCTTCCAATATCCTTTTGGCATTTTCCAGCTCCCGAGAAAAGGGACCGTCTTCCACACGGCTGGCAGTCGTTATGATAATAGTAAGAGGTTCACGCCTTGTACCCATTGATGAGGTCAATACCTGCAAGAGTTCCGCACCGTCCGAATGATCACGCACATACTTTGCCTGTGCGTACTCATCGAATATAACCAGAGAAGCGTTCAAACCGTCCTTAGTGTCTCCGCCACCGGTAAGACATTCCACAAATGATTCACGTCCGAACTTATTCGGCTTCCAATGAAGTGTCTCCCTGGTTGATTTAAAGTATTTCTTCTTCGGATCCAGTTGCTTTACAATCTTTCGTATTTCTTCAAAACAGATCTTCGCCTGTTTGTAGCTGTTGGCAGCAGTATACGCCTGGGCATTTACATCACCAAACAAAAACTCATTGACCGCCAGAGACGCAGTACTTGTAGTTTTTGAAAACTTTCGGGGGACAAAAAGAATAGCCTCCCGAACCAAGCGCCTCAGCTCATACCTTACTTCACCCTCTATCTTACTGGCCAACCCTTCTTCATCCGGCATTCCTTTTGCATCTCCAACTCTCTCCCACCGATAAAAGCCAAGTATTGAGGCAAACTGAAAATACTGTATAGGAGTCAATCTATAACATCTTCTACCATCCATTCCCGAGAATTTCAAACTTTCATACAGTTTCGCAAATTTCTTCACCTTAGACGGACGGAAAACATACGTATCCATTAGACGGAAGAACTTTGTCACAGCCAAAATCTCATATAGATTGTGCTGATCGGCACGGCTCCTTACATCTTCTACATATGTCAGCAGTCGGATATCTATCGTGTCCAGTTGATATCTCTCTACATCAACGGATAATAATTCTTGTATTCTCTCATTCTTGTATTCTCTGGTAGATACATCAAGCACATTATTCCTCCTTTACATCGTTCAACAACTTAGTCAGAGCATCATCTTCTTCATTCGCATCCTTCTTCTTTTCCGAACGGATCTCCTTATTCATAGTCAAGGACCGTAGAGAAGCCTGCGCAGCCTTAGCCAGCATACAGTAAGTATCATACGCGGGATTCTTTATCGCACGATCCTTATCCTCCCGGCTTTTTTCAATCAACGAAACCTTCTTTCCGTAGACCTGCCTTGCCACATCCCGGAATACAACCAATATGGAAGCCGTGATTTCTACCTGATAAGTAAATTCCGGAGAATACTCATCCTTCTCGACCAGCAATTTCTGAATCCTCTGCTTTAAAGCCTTGACTTTATTGTCATATTCCTTATTTATTTCCATGTGTTAAATATTTTAAGCATACCTATTTTTGCTAATTGAACATAGTGGTTTTTCAGGTCTTATCCTTACCCCCACGGGCATTTTCCAAAAAACCAAAAAATTTCTCTCTTTAGGGGCAGTGGATTTGAGTGATTGACGGGGTAAGAAAAAACTCCCCCCCTGTGTATCTGAAATTCACCTTCCTTAACTAAAAGTAACGTTTCGCAAATCTCTCTGTAACACGGCGGCAATTCTCCTGCACATTCTCTTTCTTTCTCGAACCGATAAGAACATGAGCACTGACATGACATTCCGCACACAACGAACGAAGATTATCGTAATCAAACATCAGTCCTTCCATTTCATCAACATCTACCGCTGTTTCAGCCGGAATAATATGGTGTACCTCAGTTGCCGGTTCTACTATTCCTTTTACCATACAGTCTTCACATATTGGATTAGCGCTGATCTTTTTCTTTCTCAGCACTTTCCACCTTTTAGACTGTATCATTCTTGTATAATCCGCATTCTTACTCATACTTGTTTATTGTTTCACGTTTCGCACGCACCGGTACGCGACCATACTTTGTCTCTTGTTTCAAGGATTCAAAGTCCTTTTCTACTATCCTTTTGATATCATCATCCACACTCTTGTCAATCAAGAACTCCAATATCCTTATATAGTTGCATTCTCCGATGTCATTGCCAACTGCTTCTATATATCTTGCCATTTCCGGAAATAGCTTTCTTAGAATTGAACGTAACGCATTCTCCGAATTAGAAGTCACACTCTCCTTTTCCCCGTTGATAACTATCCGTCTGCATACATATCCCCTCCTTCCCACCTCGCTGAAAATATTGATACTTTCACTCAGTTTCAGGCTTCGATTTCCGCCCGGCTTAGTCGTTATAATCCGGTTCTTTTTATTTTGATAGCCCTCGAACATCTTAGCAAACTCATTTATCTCGTCACTTTCTTCCATTTCCTTATCTGCATACTTTAGGAATGCAGACAACAGATATTGCATAAGCTCATATCTACTACCGAATCTTCCCTCCTCAACGATCCGATCAATCCTATCGGCAGTCTCAGGAGACACCTTCGACTGAATGCTCACAAACTTTAATTGCTTCTTGTCTTTCATATTTACCTTTCATTAATCATGATTATTTTCTAAACATATCATCGCGTACCATAAAGATAGAGTATTACGTTGTGCATACTTATTCCTCCCACTCTATCTTTATGGTATCTATGTACTTATAATCTTCTCTAAGCCTTTTACTCATAGCCTCCTCTCTTGTAGCATAAACACGGCCTATACACTCCTCGTCTTCAAGAAATGAATATAGGTTTATCCACCCCTCTTTCTTTTCTGCGACCATGAATAAATCCTTTGAATCTTCTTCTAATCCTATATATCTCCCTCCTTTAGTAAAGGAGAGAGGAACTTCTCCATTCTCATTAATAATGTATATTAATGCTATAATAGGATATTGATCATTATTTGCGTCAAAACATATAATTCGGGCTTTCTCTCCACTTCTAGTACACACAGGTGAACCAGCTTTTGCTTTTTCTAAATCAAATGGTTTCATTATTATAAAATTAGTCTATTAGTTTAAATGTGATATAAACTCAGGCGTAGTAAATCTCACAATTTTAGTATTGTTGGCATAGTTAATCCTCCCATTCTTCGTCTTCGTATTGCATACAATATCCTAATAAGTTCAACTCTGGATCGTCCAATAAACATTCTTCTTGGTGTACACAATTCATGCAACACCATTCGTCTGATAATATACTCATTGTTATTCGTTTTAACTACTCTGTTTTACGATTTTCTCTTAATTTTTCTTCAAACTCCGCAATGATGCAATCAGCATCACCGCCATGTACCCAGTTTTCTAAAATAGAGGAAAGAACCTCAATTGATTGCTTTGCATGCCATTCAGCACCGGCTTTAAAAATAGGAACAGCATATTTTTGAATTACTCCACTGGATATTATATAGTGTTCGGGATCTTTATGAATACTATAGTCATCATGAAGCTCTAGTATAATTTTCTCACGTTCACTTCTTGCTGCTTCTTCTAATGTCTGTTTCATATTATGGTTTATTAGATTAATATTTCTTCCCGTGCATTTTTTCACGGAGTTCGTTATACTTCATTTTCTGCTCGATGTGCCACATAAGGTCAATACTAAGATATTTAGCAAGTCCAAAGATTTCAAGCAGAAGCATTTCTGGTACGACACACAAGCGTATAAAAACTTCATTATTTGAAGTAATAAACTTTATGATATGGAATATTGATTCTGTAAATGATTTATTACAGTAGGTCGCAGAATATTCTGATATTGTTTCCTCGTCGAATGCATCCTCGCCTAAGTCAATTCCTAGAAGTCCATATAAATCAAGCAGGCGGATAACGGCATCAGCAAGTTCATCCGGGACTGTATCTTTGACGCACTTTTCAAATGCACATTTAAAACGCCTGCTTTCTTCTACCAATGCAGGATAACGATTAAATTCACGTTCAAATGCAACTACACCTTTGAAGACTTTACATTTCCTATCCGCTTCCACAGCCTCCATTAGCTCCGATATTACTAGGCAAAGACAATGTTCATTGCTCAACTCCTGATCGTGAAATCCGTGCTCACAAGCGTTTTTGTAGGACTTATCTCTTAATTCGTTTAAATTCATTTCTATTTCTATTTAAATTACACAAATAGCGATTGCTGGATACGTGATAACACAAATTTATTCGCATCAGCAAAGAACTTTTTTTTAATCTCAAATCCGTATGCCCTGCGTCCCAACTGGGCAGCAGCTAATAAGGTAGAACCGCTTCCGGCGCATGGATCAATAACGACATCACCTTTGTCGGTGAATATCTCTATCAGTCTACGAAGCAAAGGAACCGGTTTTTGCGTGCTATGAACCTTCGGAGTTTCATTGTCCACCACCCAATCAAAGCAATTGAAGATCATCCGACCATCGTTGTTAAACTTTGGAAGCTTATCGCGGTAAAGCAACAATCCATATTCACAATTGCCGACTATCTTCATATTGGCTTTCAAGACTTGCGCTGAAAAGTTCTTTCTGAATACAAGATTGATGTAATTATTCAGCCCATATCTTTTACCCAGTTCAATATACCGGAACTGGTCTTCAAATTCACAAAAGATTATCATGCAAGGCGCCTTGCCTTTTTCCTTGGGTTCCTTTACAAGCATTTGGGAGCAGAAGTGCATAAACTCGGCAGGGCGAAAATCTTTATCGGTATCAAAGAATTGTTTGCCTGCTTTGTCGCTTTCACCGTTCTTGTTATCTCCGTCCACATACCATGAAGGGTTAGAAGCATAAGCACTATTGCCTAAATTGTAAGGGACATCAGCTATAATTAACTGGGCTTTTGGGATTCCATAAGAACGGAAATTTTGGAAATGGTCATTGAATAACTTAGGTTTTATATTTTTATCCATTTTAATCCTCCTGATGTTTTACTCCTGCCATTTAATACTTGAGATATAGCCCCTTTACATAAACCTTTTGATTTTTCTGCTAATCTTACAGATTCAAAAACCTCGCCTGTGTTAACACATTTTACCATTGTATAAGAATGTCTCTTTTGATGTAATTCCCTATATGCATGTTTTAAATTATCACTTCGGCTACACCACTCTAAATTATCAACATGGTTATTGCATTTATTACCATCTTTATGATTAACTTGTTCAAGGTTTAAAGGGTTATTTATAAAGGTTTTTGCAACAAGTCTATGAACTGTGAAAGCCTTAGTTTTATTCCCTATTCTTAGCCAAACGATACAATATCCATTATTTTGAATACCGTATTTAATAATTCTTCCTTTATGTATACATGTATGTCCATTTTTACAATATCTTTTTCTATCAACAGATTTTATTCTACCAAAAGAAGATGCTTGGTATGAATAGTCTGTTTCAGGAATAATTTTCCAAACTTCTTGGAAATGGTCATTATATAGTTCTATTTCTTTCATTTCTGATTTGATTTGAATTAATTATCTGAATATTCCTTTTAAGCCCCCATTAACAGCACCTCTTTTGGCTTCATCCGATGGATGTACATATACATCAAGGGTTGTACTTATATCCGAATGTCCGAGAATTGTAGAGACTGTTTTAACATCAACTTTATTTTCAATCAGGGTACTTGCGAAAGTGTGGCGCAACCCATGAAATTTAATGCAATGATCCAACTTCACTTTTTCAAGGATGAATATTCGATAATATGTACGTAAAGTTCGAGGCTCAACAAACCCCTCAGAGCAGGAACAGACATAATACTCGGGCTTGCATACGGCTGAGAACTTCTTCACAATAGGGAAAATATCCTTAAGAATAGGTATGTATCTATCTGATGAATTTGTTTTAGGAGATCCTATCTCTACCACTGTCTTTTTCTTGTCGGTACCTATATTTTCAGGGAGATATATACGTTCTATCGTTTTATTAACGTGAATTACCTTGCCAACAAGATCTACATCCTGCCATTGTAATGCACAAACTTCGCCTATCCGCATACCGGTGCATATAGTCAATAAAATACCTAAATTTCGAGGGGATGGATTATCCATAACATAACTCACTATTTTACGGTATTCTTCAGGCGTGTAGCGCTCTAATTTGGGCGTTACAACTTTGTTCTTGGTTGGCCAAATAACCTTCCATGTGGTGTCGGGAACATCGATGTCCAATTCGTCACCGGCGAAGCGAATAAGCATCTTTATGACGATTAGAATATCCGAACAGTATTTCTTTGACTTGGTACCAGAATCAAGAAGTTCATAGAGAAATGCTGCAACAACCTTTTTCCCCATGTTCTCTACGTCTGTATTACCAAACCGGGGAGCAAGTATATTCAGATATATAAGCTGATAACAGCTTAGCGTTGAGCTCTTAACTTGCCTTCTCTTAACAGGCAACCATTCATTATATACGTCATTCAATTTCATACTTCTACTATTTTAGTATTGACATCAACTTTAATCACCTCAGAGAAAGCAAGCGCATCATTCTTTCGATTGAGAAGAATATATTTTTGCTTTACTTCCCTTGTTAAAACATCACCATGATAAACATACCCCATGATACCACGAATTGACAAGTTAAGGAGCAGAATAGGTATCGAACGTGCAGACAACTCCCAACATGTCACCATATTCTGTGAGGGGAAATGCTCCCATGGCATCTTTTGCTTACAGCGCTGCCACCAGTCAGCGATTATCATAGAACCATTCCCGGCTGTGGGTTCATGAATGGAACCGGATTGACTTGTTAACTTTGAACAAAGAACTCCAAGAATATTCGGAGTGAAATCCTGCTTTTTCTGTTTACGTTCAGACAATTCGGTTTCGTATATCTCTTGAAACCAATCGTAAGACATATCTCCGTTATTCTTTCGAATAAGTTCTTTATAAACTTCATTTCTAGCATCGATATCTTCCTCCAACAGATTTATTACAGCATTAGGAAGATCCTTTAAGTCTTCAATACCAAATAGGATAAACAAATCTTCTTTACTCATTATGATTAATATCTTTAAAGTGAATTTTATATTTCATTCTTTTTGAATAAAGACTGCGACAAATAGCCTTCATATAAGAGCAGATAGAGATTACGACCCTTTTCCTTCCCATAATAGTATCAAGACAAATATCAACAGCATCTCTGAACATATCCCTTGCCGTATCTATATTAGTTACATGCAGAGTGTCAAGTATATATCGAACTAAAATATCTTCTTTGCTATATAGCACTGTAACAAGCTGCGACGAATTACCTGTTTCAAAAAAACATTTAATAGAATTAATAAAATCTATACCCTCCTGGCACTCTTTCAGTATACAATCAACATCTATTGATTTATGCCTTTCCTTTACCTTTTCCACGATGAAAGAACGATATTCATCTTTTCCCATAAGACAGGGACCACTATTATTCATACAAACAATATATCCCGTTAGATGAAGATACTTTGGATTAATATTGTTTTTAGCAGCAAAAAGTAAACGGGGTAATCTTATAGTTGCTTTATTGCCATCGTCTGATCTTAATGTAACCTGATCTTTGTTAGGCTTCATTAATATTTCTCGCGAAGACTTATTACTTTTTACCTGAAAATTATCACTTATTTGATAAAATGAAAAACCAGGTATTGTATACCAATTTATTTCTTTCATTTCTGTTCTGATTTGAATTAAACTTCTTATTCGCAAAGTCCATGATAAAGGCTCATGCAACTATATCCGCCTTCTGGTTCAAACATATCATCCATACCTACATCGTTACGGTTTACATACTCGAAAACTTCCTGTACTGTTGGATAATTCCTATTCTTGCAGAAGCGTTTGGGGATGTAACTGGGTGAGAAGAAAGACGAACCTTTTGAAGTTTCTTCTTTTATCCTTTGCTCTGCATCTATCAAGCGGTTACGCCCGAACTCTTCTTGTGAAATGAGTTTGACTTCCTGCTTTCGGCACATAATACAAGGATAGCAACCAACACGGGAAAATCCACGAGAATATAAAGGATTTGGCTTTTGTCCGGCAGATAAGATATGATTTATTACTTCTTGTGCCGACCACTGAAAAATCGGACGGGAAACGCTTGCATCATAGTGTTCACACCATTTAAGTACATCTTTTCTACGATAATCCTGCTTCCATACTTCAACAATCTTTCCTTTGCGATTCTTTTTAATGCGTTCGTAATACTCCCCAAAGTAGTTGCATTCATAGGGAAGTTTAGCACGCTCTTTACTTTCCTTTGCCCGGATGCCTTGTATAATCACGCAAGGTTCAGTAAGTGAGAGAATGTAATCAATCATCGGTTTAATTTTCAATTCCGAAGTACAAAACCTTCTTTGGGAAGACGGGAACCGGGAGCGCTTGATAGACATATCTACAAAATCAGTATATTTCTTGCTTCTCAAAACTACTAATTTAACATCAAGCTGTTTGCACACGTCACTAATATGTTGATAGGTTTCGGGATGCTCCCAACCAGTATCACAGAAAACAGCTTCTATTTTATCAGCTCCGTATTTATTGGTAGCCTGGATTAAACAGGCTTGCGAATCCTTACCACCGGAAAAACTTACTATTATCTTCATTTGATTCCTTTCTAAATTAATTTGAACTATTTATATTTTACTTCTCTACTTTTGCCAAATCAGTGAATGGTATTTGGTGTCCAGCCTGAAAGCTATCAGTGAATCTTCCCAAGATACACCAAAGTTGGTTTTCGTAAATGTCTCCTTCTTTATAGTCTGTTTTCTCCGAGGAAAATACTTTTGGATACCGTTCCTTCCACTGTTTATTATCTTCATTAAGAACGGAAGCTCCATACGCTGTTAACGTGACTTTAACTTGGTCATTTAGTTCCATTTTATTCTTGTATTGAGGGTCATTCATCATCGAACTCTTCATCACCCGGCTTGGATATCTTGCCATATTGCATCAGATATTCAACTGCAAGACTATTACACATGTGGCTTGCCTCTAATAGATTTACGTTTGTTTCTCCAAGCAGTGTTTTGAAAATCCGACAATTTGCGTGCATTAATGCCATTCCAAATTCAACAGCATTCACTTCTCTGTCACCTAAGTAATTTTCACAGTCTTCTTCTTGAAACATCTCAAAAATCTGTGCTGTGAGCATAGCAGAGTATTGAAGTATTCTTTTCTGTTTTTCATCCATAGTCTTATTCATTATTATATTGTTATACGCAAATCCTTGAATCATTCAAGAACTTGCAAGGTTTAATCAATTATCTAATTCTGCTATTCTCTTAAAAATATTATACACAAGTTGTGGGCACATTGAATTTCCATAAGCATGAAATACTTCTTCTTTTAATCGAGATTTGCCATACAATTCAGATGATCTATCGGAAAGCCCATAACCCACGCTACAAACTGGTGGTTGACCAGCCCACGTAACCCCAACCGATAAAGCTGTTCCGGCAAACAGCCTGCGCTCCTTGACAATCGTCTTGCATACATTGGAGAAGAAAGATTCTCCCTCCGGTAATCGGATGCCGTCGGAGTAAGCAACCAAGTAACATCGAGCTCTTCTTTGGGGCGCACCTGCGTCTGAAGCGTACATAATCTTCCATTCCGCATTGTACCCCAATCTGGAAAGCGAATGGAGGATTTTTGCAAAGTCTCTTCCGTTGTTAACTCTTGTGATATTGGCAACATTTTCTGCGACAACCCAGAGAGGTCGGATCTCATCAACCGCCCGGCACATGTGCCACCACAATCCTGTTCTTTCTCCTTCAAGGCCGAGCTGGCCCTTTCCTCCTGCCTGCTTTGCCTTACTTGCATCTTGACAGGGGAAACCGCCTGTAAGGATATCCACTCGGTTTCTCCAAAGATTAAAGTCTGTTTTGGTAATATCTGCATAACTTGTACTTTTAAATCGTTTATCTAAAAAGCTACGGCAAAAATCATTTATCTCGCAATGAAAAACATTTTCCCAACCCATCCATTCAGATGCAAGTTCAGGAGCGCCAATCCCGCTAAATAAAGAACCGTGAGTTTTATTCATATCATTCGTTGTTTAATTAATTGTATCCATTTAAATTAAGACCTTATGCGTTCTATACAATATGCCTTAACTTCATTATACCATGTACCGTTTACTTCCTTTGCCTCTATCGAGAAGGAAACCTCTATCTTATCTCCTACTCTTGGTGCATCTAGTATTGGACCGTCCCAACTATAAACCGAAAACCTCATCTTCGTATGATATCTATTCGAAGATTCCAAGATATATTCTCTCTTTTCCCAATCTTTCCCGTTTCTTGTTGTTCCTCGTGTGGTAGGCAATTCCACCAATATTACGCCCGATGTTTTATGTGCCATATCTTTTTTATTTAATTTATTGATTCCAACTAAAAACTATCAGCCCTCTAATGTTGGTTACCCAACAGACCCTTCGGGCTGTATAGGACAAGTTGCCGTAAATTGTTAAATTCGTATTTTTATTTTTATAATCAATTAATTATCAGCCATTTAACCACGCACCATAGGGTGCTTTTCAGTAATTCGGTAATTATTTGATAATCAGATAGTTATACATTTCTTTTAATTGGCGTAAAAATCCCTATTTGAGAATTTGAAAGTAGGCGGTCTTTAAACTCCTGTTCCAGTTCGCCAATATCTTCAATGTATTTTTCGCGCTCAAACGGCCACGATCTTGCAAAGTTTCGAATAGTCTCCCACTGTTTCTTAGTGAGTTTTCCTTCAAGAAACATCTGCTTATATCGCTCCTTGTATCTCGTAACTCCCAAATGATGAATTTCTCTGGCTTTTTCAAGCTGCGAAATCTTTACACCTTTGACTGCCGACAGTTCCCTTGAAAAACGTATCTCTGACCAATCCTTATAAAATATCCTTCCCATTTTCGAAAGGAAGAAGTTGCTGACAAATTCAAGCATTGATACAGACTGATGCCTATATACAGTTTCAATGCGCAGAATATTATCACCGACACGCCTACCTTTAGACTCCGCCTCGAAAGATTTATCATAGATTTTCATTACCTTACGATAATACTTGCTTTTCTCCGTGGTTTTTTGTCTGTATTCCGGGAAATTAGCATCATTCCACAATATACGATCGGATACCTCCAATACCTGTCTGATATACCGATCGGCAGGATGAGACATCTTCATCGTTATTCCTATCTCATAGTAAGTAACAACAACATTTTCCATTTTAACGCACAATCTCATCAGAAGCTCTTTTATTGTCCTGACTGCCATTGCGAATGTCATGGGCCGGCTATTGTCTAATTTCCCCGTTTTTCCTTTGCTATACAACTTACAGATAGAACATTTGCACTTAAGCTTACTTCCACGCAATTCAATAAAGCAACCATCGAAATTTGCATAAGAAGTAGACTTATAGTAAACTTCATCCCCCTCCGTACATTGTTCCAGATAATTTCGAAGCACAATGGTATCAATATCCGCAGTATCAACCGTAGCCTTCATTATTATTTTGTCGTACATCTTTTTTCTGAAAATACATACACATCCTTATTCCTACTGAACGTTTACATCCGTGTACCGGACAATAAACCATGAAATTTTCAACAGGACCGGCACGCTTACAATCCCGGCAATCACATTTTACTTTTTTATATGTTATTTCTTCCATTTATCAACTCCTTTCTCTTTTTTCAAGCGTTTAACTTCCTTCCGGTAGTAATCAATCATTATTTCATATTCAAAACCGGATATCTTATTTATCTGATTCTTTGCGGATTCCAGCGCAAGAACTGCCGATTCACCGTATTTAGCAACAAGACCACGCCGGTAACCTTGTATATTCCCTTCATCAAAACGATTACATGAACGACATTGAGCATTGCAGTTCCTTTCACTGAATCGTGTGGCCATGTGCTTTCTGTTGATATAATGACCGCAATCAGCTTGTTCGTAGGGAAGTCTCCTTCCACATGATATGCAAACAAATGTGCCATTCACATCGGAATCACGCAATCGGATATACTCGCTAAATATGTCATCCAGTTTATTACGCAGACTATTACTTCTTGATTTCAATTTTTTTGGGGGGATCATTTTGAAGTATCTTATTATATTGTTCCTCGTCCCGGAAGCGGGCAGCTTTCTTATACCATACACCATTCTTTGCTTTATATGTGAAATCCGAATAATCAATATCCGCAACTCGTGATATGATAGCGCTATTTCCGTCATCAACCCACATAATTGCCAGATCACCGATATTAGGTTCTTCTTCAACACGGTTAGTTTCTTCACAGAAAAAGCTATTAGGAGTATCAGGTTCAAATATGAGAATCAATCTACGTTCTTCCGCCTTGATTGATATTCGAGAACACTCAGGAGGGATTTTAAAATCTATCTTTTTCATTGTATATATAGATTAAAATTGAAATATGATAAGCCCATTATAAGTCATAAGGACTTAATCATATCTATTCTTTAAAAATTGAATCGTAATAAAATTGGTTTTCCTTATATTCCTTGACTACATCTTCTACGGAAATATGACCATTTAAACGGTCATGGATATATTGATATTTATCCGCACTCATTCCGGATAAAACAGCATCATTATACTCAACTCTACCGGAATAGATGCAGCCGCCAATCACTACAATGGCGGCTACCAACATCGCAAATCTTTTACTTACCTTGTTCATCATGCCTCCGCCTCCGGTTTGTATAAATACACATCCATGATTTTTGTCTCAGAAACGGACACAATCCTATAATCAGACATCGTTCCCTTCATTCCTTCATCCAGCCTTCTAACTGCATCCCTAAGGTCGGAAGCCTGAACAAGAATATTAGTATATATCTTCTTTTCGGCAACACTCTTATCATCTAAGGTAACATAAGCCAATCTTACTTTATACCAGACATCCGAGTTTACATCATTGCTAGAAAACAACTCAGTGTAATTCGCCTGTTTCACTGCCTTCACTTTAAAATCTCCCGTAACAAACGGTTCCATTTCCGTGATAATACGGGCTTCCGCTTCCGTGAAACTCAGCGCATCCACCAAGTAATTTTCAGTAACATTCTTGTTACTACCGTTCTCCATTACCTTTTCGTAACGGAAACGAACTTCAAAAAAAGTTTGCATTGCCATAATCCTTTAGTTTTAATAGTTATTTGATAATATGAAATGTCAGTAAAAAGTGGACTATTCTCACGAACCGTACACCGGTGGTCATTTTTTATCGAGAAAAACAACCCTTAATTCTAACAATTAGAATACTCACATAAATTGTATCGGGCACTTCACAGGAACGGTACAAACGGTTATATACAGATATATGCGCATTACAGACATTAAATCTGATTGCCCGCATATTTTTTTAGCTTGTCAAATGGAAACAACCAGCTTTTACCACGCTTTACAGCCCATGGAAATTCACCACGCCGCATCCTCTCATGCATAGTTGTACGGCTTATCCGAAGATATTCACGAGCCTCATCAAATGTGTAGTTCTTCCTTTTCGCAGTTTTCTCCTCTAGCGCCATACGTAACTCAGCGACTTCGCCACACAACGCCTTCAATAGACCTAACACGGCTTCCATTTCATTCATATTGAACTTAATTAAAAAAGCAAAGCTCCATTCTTTCACTATCTGATGTGGCTGTTGATAGTTACTCGAATAGAGCCTGATTAATATTTTCTTCATTTGAGGTAACAGCCACGGAACCTACTAGACTTTATCGTCCTTTTTGTTGGATTTTAAAAGGGGAGTCACTATATTTGCCGGTGAGACAATTTTGGTGCTAACAAAATCACGGTTTATATCGTGACAGCCCTTTTTATATCCGTTTGCATCCTGCGTTATTAGAATACGGATGCAAATATATATTCATTTGAATTCAAAACAAACTAAAGACACAAAAAGTTGAATTCGTTTGAAATATTTAGAATGATTATAAATAATAAATTTTGCATCTTACTATGATTGAAAGAGTTATAGATATTATTAAATTGAAAGCAAAATCTGTTAGAGAATTTGCAGACTCAGTAGGGATAAAGCAAGTCACACTTAATCAACAATTAAATGGTGACAGAAAACTTAGCTTAGATACCGTTCTTTCAATTTTAAATTCATTTGAGGACATTTCCGCAGAATGGCTTCTTCGAGGAGAAGGAGAAATGTATAAAGCCAACGATAAAAACATTAACGATAATTTCGATAAAAGCCAATATGTAAGCATAAAGAAGTATGAATCGATAGTAAATCTGTTTGGACAAACCGCTTCCGAGCTTAAGGATATGGCTATAGAGAACAAAATGCTATATGATGAGATAAGAAAATTAAAAGAACAGCTAGTATCGGCCAAATCAGCCTAAACAAAAAGGTGATTTACTTTGTTCATTTGAGACTAATTTAATACCAATGAATATTGATGACACCTTAATGCAAGCTTTTGCCAACTTAAAGATAGTTGGGCAAATCAAAAAAGAAAATCTACTTAACAATTTAGAGGTAGAAAGTAACATGAAATTATATAGTCACAAGCTAGATAGTTTAAGAACACCAAACGAGACGCATCTAAAGCTAATTGTTTGTAATGGAAAGCCAACTTCAAAAGACTTTTTTAGTTTAAAAGAATATCAATTAATAAAAGAATATGAATAAGATTTTACTATTATCGTTTTTATTATCATGCATTTCTTGTACTTGTATCTATTCCCAAACTTCTTACAATCCCGGCAAAAGACAAGTAAAACAAGAAAAAATAAGAACTAATCAAACCAAACGAGATTCCATAAATTTAGTTTTTCAAGAAAGAATAGAATCTAACATCATTGCTAAAGCTGGATATTATCTTTCTCTATCAGCAAAACACCAGTATGGTGCTTTGGGATGTGCTGCAATATCTGCGGCTTGTTTCTTTGGTGCATCTAAATGCAATTCTACAATCACAAATGATGGAAGCGTTCGAAGAAGTACAAGTTATTACGCATTAAACTTATTTGGTGGAGCCTCAGCTGTGGCATGCATATATTGTGAAATTATGGCTATCAATTACAAACTCAAATCAGGAAAAACTATTATGCTTTCACCAACTCCAAACGGAGTAACTGCCAGTATAAAGTTCTAATATGATTTATCAATTATAATTCCCTTATGTTACCAAAAAGATACCAAATCATAAAAATAAAAACGGTACTATATTGAATATCAATGCATTGCATATATCAACATGACCCCAGGCGGATCACTGAAACGCTGGACAGAAATGGACAGTAAATGTACAACTCCTACAATATCAAGGTATTGTAGGAGTTTTTCTTTGTATAATGTCTGTGACCTAAGACACGAAAAGGTCACTAAAAGACACACTTTCGTGACCAATTCGTGACCTGTCCACCCTCTAAGATTTTAGGTCACGGGATGTCCAAAATTGGCGGTTTATTGTCTTGATTTGTCCGTACTGCAAACATCTCATTTTCAGTTTATCAATTTAAGTTTGTAACTAAAAAAAAGAGATTATGAGAAGTACTTTTAAGCTACTCTATTTCGTCAAACGAAATGCAGTAAAGAAAAATGGTAACGCACCGATTATCGCACGTATCACTATCGACCAAGTTGTAGCCCAGTTTAACACCAAGTTGGAAATAAATCCGGCTCACTGGAGCGTGGAATTAGGCAAGGCTTCCGGCAGAACCGTAGAAGCCGTACACATCAATTCCATGCTGGAAAGTATTCGTAGCACAGTTCATCAACATTACCATACGTTAATGGCGCAAGACGGATATGTAACCGCAGAACTGGTAAAGAACGCTTTTTTAGGCAAGATAGCAAGGGAACGGACTTTGATAGAGTTCTTCAAACAGCACAACGAACAGTATTTGCAAAAGGTTAAAATGAATACCACAGACAAAACCTACTCACGTTATGAACTGACAAAGAAACGGCTTATGGAGTTTATGAAGTTTAAATACTCCGTTTCCGATATGCTCATTAAAGATATAAATGTGATATTCATTGAAGATTTCCTGTTGTATATCAAGAATAACTATGGGTGCAGCCATAATACGGCTATGAAGTTCGTACAACGTTTTCGCACAGTAGTAAACTTTGCCAAGAATACGGGTTTAGTGACTGCCGACCCTTTCGGGAGTTATCGGGTAAGGTTTGAACGTACCGATAGGGATTATCTGACTATGGAAGAAATTACCACCATTTACAACCACGAGTTTAGCACTAAGCGACTGGAACAAGTGCGTGACTTGTTTATTTTTAGCTGCTATACGGCACTTTCTTACATTGACGTATGCGAACTAAGACAAGAGGACATTCGCACCGGATTTGACGGTAATTTGTGGATTATACGGAAAAGACACAAAACGAATGTTACATCTACCGTCCGGTTACTGGATACACCAAAAGCCATATTGGAAAAGTACAAAGATAAATTGCCAAACGGTAAGATTTTACCCATTATCAGCAATCAGAAAATGAATGATTACTTAAAAGAAATCGCAGCCATTTGCGGAATTGAAAAGACCTTAACCTATCATGTCGCAAGGCATTCTTGTGCAACTTCGGTACTGCTTGCCAATGGTGTTCCCATTGAAACGGTATCTAAGATTTTAGGCCATACCAATATCCGGACTACTCAAATTTATGCGAGGATTACCGATTTGAAGGTAAGTAACGACATGGAAATGTTGGCTCAAAAGCTGGACGCTGCACACAGGATTGCCAGCCGATGAAATCATGTTATCGTCAGATAACAGCAAGGTGTGATTTGTGGCACACAAATCTGTTTTCCGTGCCGCAAAACACCTTGGGCAAATACACTCCGAAGTCGTTTGTCGATGAAAGAAAGCTATTTCCTAACTAAAGATTTTTTCGCTCGTCGGGACGGGTGGTCTCGCCCCTTGCCGCTGGGCGTTCCCCGACCGATGAGTTTATTTTTGTAATTCTGCAATCTTGTTTTATTGAAATATTGATAGCCTGATTGATTGAAAGCAAGATTTCAAGAAAACTGGATTGATTGAAAACAATAAACCATTCAATATTGATTGAAATACTGAATGGTTTATTTATTATCAAGAATATAATTACTTGCGAAAAGAAAATAAAACTCGCATCATGTATCGTTTTCATCCATTCTTCGGAGCAGACTTTTTTGCAATGTCTCCAAATACCGAGTTCTATTTATTTTACGGCTTCGCATTTCCAAATAAGAATGATATAAATCACCAATATCTATACTGAACACATTTTCAAAATATCCTGCAATCTCTTTTAAAGTAGCCGTTCCTTTATTAAAATCCCCATTCGCTTCTAAAGCATAAATCAGTTCTACCAACGCTCTTTTAGAGCCAGTCCAACGCAAAATACTTTCTACAACCTGTCCGTTATCCGCTTTGCGTTGTACAATACGCTCCAATTCCTGCAATCTGTTAGTCAAATAGATTTTCAACAGTTCGTTAGTAATAATTTTAGCCACTTTAAAATCATATCCGGTTGAATATAGAGGGTCTTTATCAATATGGGAACTGTCTGTACATATTCGTAAATCGTTTTGGTTTCGGGTAAAATAGTACCTATCCAAATAAGTAGATTTAGAACGGTAATACTGGTAAAAGTCCAAATTCCTACTGAAATAGAATGTTAAACTATTTAGTTCATTGTACAGATATTCTTTTTGCGCAACATCACTACCTGTTGGGAATTTGCTTTCTATAACATAAATTTTGTTGTAGTACATATATTTACTTAATACTTCCGGCTTTAGTTCTTTAAAGAAATAGATTTCTTCCGCCTCGTCCCTAAACTGATAATTTACTGTATACTTCCTAAGTTCATCACACAAAGGTCTAATAAAACGCATCATGTGTAACGCCCTATCAATCCCTATACATTCGTCAGAATTAGAAATATTTATTTCGGTCTGTATCTGAAAGAGTAATTTACTAACGTAGCTTTTAATTGCTGCATATTCCAT